ATCAACAATGTCGAATACGCAACGGTGGAGCAGGTCGAGAAGGCTTCGATGCAGAGTGCTAAGCGAGCCCGTGCCCAAGTATTCGCCGACATGCGCAACAAGCCTTCAACTCGTAGCTCTCTGGGGATGGGCTGATGAGCATTGTAATCGGGACATACATCCGTCTGCTGAACCCCAACGGAAGCGACACGGGCTACCGCTTCCAAAACTTTTTCCAGGGCGAGACCCGCCAATACAACGGTCGGGACTATGTTGCTGCCGCCTTCGGGTTCAGCGGTGGAACTCTGGACCTGCAGGCAGCGAACATCAGCGCCAACCTGGTGTTCGCCCTCAATGAACTGGGGCTATCCATATTCACGCAAGCCGCCAACGACCAGTGGCTAATCGAACTCCGCACCGTCTGGCTTGACCCTGGAACGTTGGAGGAGACCAACACCTTCAGCGAAGAGATCTACGCAGTGCTGGGGCTTGATCACGACAGTTCCAGAATGTCAGTACGCCTCGGCAACCCACTGGACGCCGTCCGAGAGAACGCTCCACGGCGATCTCTAACCCAAGCCTTGGTTGGCGCGTTACCTACTACCGGCGAAATCAGCCTGTCATGAGCCTTTCTCCCAAGCGTGCTGACCAGGTTGTTCTGCTTCCGCAGGACCGCCAGATCATGGAGATCACAGGGCTCAGCGAGTCCGAGTACCGGGAGTTCGTTCGAGAGCTGCGTCGTTACAGCCGCATCGAGCCTGGAACGATCGTCAACCTGAGCGGCTTCGAGATCATCCTGATCAACTTGGTGATCGGGATTGCGCTGACGTATTTGGCAACGCTGCTGACGCCAAAGCCGCGTGCCCCGCAGACGCCGTCAGTCAGCAACAACACGGTCCAGGGCCAGAACATTGTCAACGGTGCTCGCTACACCCCGAACGCGGGTTTCGACAGCGTGCAGAACGTTGTGGAGCTGGGCAGCGTCATCCCGCTGGTGTATGCGAACCGTCAGATTTTGGACGGTGTTGCATACGGGGGCGTCCGGGTCAACACCAACCTGCTGTGGAGTCAGATCTACAGCGTGGGCGGCGGCCAGCTTTTGCGGGCGATGTTCTTGGTTGGCGAAGCCACAATCCCCGAGCTGGACCCAACGCAGTTTGCGATCGGCAACAACCTGATCAACAACTACGACTTGGCTGTCCGGGACAACGGACGCATCTCGATCTACTACAGCCCTGACGGTGGTCGCTTGACTAGCGCTGACCACATCGCCGGACAGATCGCCGCCAACGACATCGGCAACGCCGAAAACGCTGGAGCGGCCGACGTCTTCCAAGTAAGGGGGGTGGGGGATGTCTATGGCCCAGCCTTCTGTTTCACCAGCACCCCGTCCAACCAGACGGTGTTTGGCGTCCACAGCTTCATCGGGAACAACTTCGGCTTCAAGGTCAACCCTGTCTTCCGCCCTGCAGTGCAACTGCAACCCGGCGATCAAAACGAGGTGCGTTGCCCGAACGACTGGCAAGCCCAAGCCCAACGCCGCAAACAGGACAACACCTTCTCCGGTCGCGCCGGGATTGTTGGCGCCGCCGGCGTCCGCCTCCTAGATGTTGGCGATGAAGTCACCTACACCCTGTTCACTGGAACGGACCAGGACAGGGAGTTTGTCGAGACCAACCCCAACGGTGCGGACGGCGTCGAGGGCTGCGCGGATGTAGCACAAGCCGTTGCCGGCAGGCAAAGGGGCTGGGACGAAGCGATCAGCCTTGGCGATATGTACCGAATTGGTAGTGCCGTCGCCATCTGCGTTGATCGGACTGAAGCAGCCTTTGTCTCTGAGGCTGACAACAGCGGCATCGGTGGCGCCCAGCAGGTCACCGCAACCTTTGAGGTGGTGCGTCCTGGTCAGGTCGTGCAGTACACCGAAGCCGAGATCAATGCTGACGGCGGTCAGAACGCCAGCCGAGGTGCGCACATCTTCCGGTTTGCGGAGGCAAGCTTCTCGACCGACCGAGACGGTCGCGTCCTTGAGGTTGGCCTAAAGAGCAACACCCAAGTCCAGATTGGCGGGCTCTGCAACTTCCGCGACGCCCACAGCTACACCCGCTGCGACAACGAAGCTTGCTTCGACTACAACGGCCAGCAAGCCCAGAACATCCAGGCCAGCCTCTTCCAAAGCGGCACCTACAGCAGCCCGGACACCCGTTACAGCTTCTTCCGCATCGGCTACCGAGTGGCTGGAACGAACGATGCGTACACCGACATTGAGCAGCTGTTCGGCGTCCGCAGTGCCACAGGCGTTGCGCTCTACAACTACCTGCGTTTTGAGTTTGAGGAGGCCAACCGCTGGGAGCTGCGCTTCACTCCCATCACTGCCTGGGAAGTACGCAACAACATCGCGCTCGGAGACCTAGAGGTTCTCGACCCCCACATCAACAACATCCGCACGGTGCAAAGCGGCGATGTGAGCATCCGCTTCACAGGTATTGGGGTGGGACGGACACTGGGCAACTTCAACCTGGCCAGCTTGACCACGCCCAACAGCGAGGATCTGGGTTATCGGTTTGACGATGAGAACTTCTTTGCTGACGCTTGGGCTCGCCTGAGTGAGGCGTTCATCTTCAGCGAGATCACGGCTAGCACCAGCCAACCGGAGCACCAGGTCGTGTACGTCAACACGATCCAGGACAACGCGGAGGTGCCGAGCTACGAGAACATGGCGATGTTGGGCGTCAACATCCGCAGCAGCACCGAGATCAACCGTCTCAACCAGCTAAGCGTCTACGTCAACGAGGGCATCAACAGCACCAGCCGCTTCCCTGACGTGCTGTTTGACCTGATGACGAACGAGCGCTACGGCGCTGGCCGGGTGATGAACGCTGAGCAGATCGACCGACAGAGCTTCGAAGACGCCGCCGTCTGGACGACTACCCGCCGTTACTTCTTTGACGGCGCCATCGCGGAGAAGATCAACATCCGCAGCTGGGGCGCCAAGGTTGCCAACGACTACCTGCTCGATCTGGTGGTGCGTAACGGGCGATTTGCGCTCCAGCCTGTGGCCACATTTAGCGGCCCCGAGACGATCACCGGCCTGTTCACGTCAGGGAACATCCTGGAAGACAGCTTCGAGTTTGCGTACGCCGACCTCGAAGACCGCATCCCGATCCGTGTCTCGGTGAAGTGGCGTCAGGAGCAGGAGTCAGGCGACATCACAGGCCGCGGCCTATTCCCGGTGGTGCGTGAAGTAAGCGTCCGCGAAGTCGGCGTAAGCATTGACGCCCCGCTGGTACAGATCGACCTGAGCGACTACGCCACAAGCCAGCAACACGCAATCGACCGTGCCAAGTGGGAGATCCGCAGCCGCCGCCTTGTCACTCACACGGTGAAATTCAAAACCACACCATCTGAGGCAAGCCTGGACATCGGCAGCGTCTTCAAGCTGGGCATCGAAACCGTCAGCTACAACCAGCCCGCCAACGGCGCTATTGCAGCAGACGGAACTGTGACTTCATGGCCTCCCTTGGCAGACGGCACCTACGACGTCCTGCTGTGGGACGGGCGTGTCGACGCCATCCAAACCACGAGTCTGACTATTACAAACGGCCGCTGCGATCTCCGTAGCAGTGTCTTCTGCCTGCGCAACGCAACCGCGCAAGTCGACACCTACAAAACCCAAGCAGTCAGCTTCGACGAAGAGGGGAACATCGAAGTTGAGGCCAGTTATTTCCCCACCGATTCGACAAACACTAGCCTGCTTACAGATGGCTGGAACGTAGCCGGCAACTGGATTATTGAGGGCGAGCTATGACCGTTTCATTTCCTGCTTTATGTCCAACCCGGCGGAGCTACACGCCGGGAAGCTACGCCACCAAAAAGTTCAACGGCATCAACGGAGCAAGCGTGGTCCGTTTATACGGAAGCAAGCCATACGACGCTCAGATGCAGTTGACCTTCATCACTGACGACGCCGATACAAAAGCACTTATCGACAGCTGGAACGCATCGTACGGGGGCTTCGACGATTTAGATCTACCCAGCAGTGTGTTTGCAGGTATGGGGGCGGGGTTGGATGGTGCAATTCCGTCTTACCTAAATTGGAGATGGGCGGACACACCGTCTGTCGAGTCTCTGCTCCCTGGGCGTTCCAGGGTTCAGGTCAAGTTAGTAGCCACTTTGGACGCCTGAAATGGTCTTAACCGGAGCCGACGGACAGCTCAAATACCAAGGCACAACAGTCGGCAAAGTCCGAGACTGGAGCGTGACTGTGAGCCGGGATGCGCTTGAGGACACTTGCCTGGGCGATTACGACCGCACCTATGTTCCTGGTTTACGCGGGACTACTGGCACAGCCACTGTTCTCTACGACCCCGATAACAGCACCGCCGCGCAATTCATCAACTCGATCTTCGGCACCAGCGCTGACGACACGGTCGACTTCGTCTTCAACCGTCTGGACAACCAGAGCTTCCAGTGCCGAGGCTTTGTGACCAACATCAGCAGCAACGTTTCGGTCGGAGCGGTCCAGGCCGTCAGCGTTTCATTCCAGGTCTGCGGTAAGCCCAGCGGTGCGTTCTGATGGCTGTTCTCGGTGTTGGCGGTCGGCTACTCCTTAGAAGGGAGGCTGCTGAACCTTGCCTAGTTAATCCGGCAAGTGTTTCAACGCAGAGTGACACCATCAACAGCCTGTGCCCTGGCTACTGGAGCGGGGATCGGATCACTGTTGACTGCCTTCCTGTTGCCGATGGAACGTTTCCTGCTGAGCCTGATGGCTACGGGAACTACTTCGGCAGCCGTTGGTTCCTTGGACCAAACAGAAACCACATCACAGCGGCCACCGACGCCTTCTACAAGACCGATACAGAGGACTACCCGGATGGGCAGTTTGGCGATGACGCGCAGTTCTATTCCAGAACAGGCGATGATGTCGATGGCGGTGAGATACCTGCCTGCACCCCTGGCAATTACTGGATCAACATTGACGCCTTAGGCAACGTCAGTTTTTACAACTCTCGTTGCGCTGCCTTGTCTGGATGTAGAGATGAACGGGTTGAGCTAGCGAACGTCAAGAGCAGCTTTGTCCTTGGGCATTACGGAAGCATTGAGTACAACAACGCGATCTGGCAGTGTCTGGATCTAGTCGGGGAATACCAGTTCTCTGATGGTCAAGACAGCGTGACGCTGGTCTCCATCTGTGAGGACCCACCGCTGTATGAGAAGCCTGAAGCTGGCACCGATGAGTACGACAACGCTGATCTGACCCGAGGTGCAGCTCAGGGCCAGGTCTACCCCTACTGGCAGGTGATGTGTGAAATCCGAGAGTGGAGCCTGACTCTGGACGCCCCAAGCGTGGACACCACATCAGTGGGTGAGAAGTTTGGCGAAGCGGTCAAGAGCATCGTTACGGGTGGCGGTTCTGTCGATTACTTGATTGATAAGCAGTGTCGTGAGGACACCTATGGGGATGGAACGGACCTAATGAAGCTGCTGCTAATGACGGAGCGTGGCTGCCAAGCCTCCGCGAAGTTCTACATGGTGAACCACGGCGGCGACTCCTGTGATACAAACTGTGAGTTCCGTCCAGGGAGTCTTTATTACGAGTCAGAGCTGCTGGTGACTGGAACGGCGGTGAACTTGCGGCCAACGGAGATCGTTGCCGGCACCGCGAATTTCGTCACAACCGGAGAAATTAGACTCCTAGAAGCAAACTAGGGCTGAGTAGCTGTGACTGAACTGAACCGCGCTGGCCAGGCGGAGTCACTTGGTCACATTGACACCACGCAGGGCGAGTTCAGAGAGCAGATCGACGTCGTAGCGGACAGCCTTAGGCAGCTGGCCGGCAATGCGGACGTTCCAGCTGATCCGCTTACTGCCCCCTACATCCTCTATGTCAATAGCTATACCGGCTCTGATGCCTACGTCGAAGGCGACTACCGAGCCACAGGCGACCTAGAGCGGCGCATTTCACTACAGCGCCTGGAGTGCGGCTACACCGAATCTCGCCCTTTTCGGACCATCAACCGTGCGGTCCTAGAGGCCGGCATCATGTATGTGTGTCGCGAGGACGCGAGTGTCATCCGGGTGGACAGCGCGGGAGTGC